TATCTGCGGAGTCTATGAAATCGCCGTTTTGGCCGCTCCCGGATGCGTAAATAAGAACCAAAGATGGAGCCCCATCTTCTATTGACGCAACAAAATTAGTGTAATTTGCTTTTGTTATGCCTTGAAAATATAGCGCACCAAGGTTTTGCCGCCCAGCCGCATTAGTTGCCGTAAACGGAATGCCGGTAATGGCTAAATACCCTGACGCAGTAGAGTGCGTAAAGGCTGAGGTTTTAACAAATCCTTGCAAGATTACGCGGTTGCCGATTCGAGTGTAAGCTCCAGCTTGAGTAGTGTAGGTTACAGACAAATCGCCGGGCGTTTGAAAAGTAATTGCCGGCGTCCAAGTGCCTTCCTCGTACCAGTTCAGCAACTCGCTGGTCATTCCCGCCGCGTGGGTGTTAGCGGAGAAGTCGATGCCTTTGGCGGCGGTGCCGACAATAAAGTTTCCTTGAACTGCGCGAACATTTTGACTTGAATCTGCACGCAACACTTCTTTGCTGGCGGTATCGTCATACAACGACCATTCGCCATTGCCGATCACATAGTTGTTGCCGATGCGCCAAGTACGTCCGTTAGCGGCGGAATTGGTCATCGCAAACGAAGTGCCGTTTGAAGACGACGACGAAATACGGCTTTGAACGCCAGTTGAGTTGTCTGTTACGTCAAGCGCGTAAGTCGGGCTCATGCCCAAACCAAGCTTGGTAGCAGAAACGGTGCGCCCCGCCGTAAGATCAGAGACGGCGACTTTTACAGTGCTGCCGCTTTGCACAATTGGCAAAACTTCTGTGCCAGCAAGCGGCGTGGTTGCGCCAGTTAATTGCGAGATTTTTTTGTCTGCCATGTTGATACTTCCTTAAGTAATCTGTTTCCAATCAGAGGGAGCAGACGTTCCAACTGCAATGTACGCGTCCGTTCCAACTACCGCAAGTTGACCGATATATTCAGGATTAGACGCAATGGTTGTTTCTGCTCCGGTTTGACCAAATGCTTTCCAAGTGCCTGGAGAACCCGACGTTACACAAACCCATCCAACTGGCGAACCTTCATTTGGCTGGTCTTTCCATACAACGTCGCCACGAGTCCACTTTCCCGTTGAGGGAATGTTAACGCTCCAATCTATTCGAGGTGCGGCGTAGCGGGACATCGTATTGCCAAATGCCACGACGCCCGATGCAATGTTGAAATACGTGGTTGCCCCAGAGGCGTAATACACGTCGTTGTTGTAAAACGTGTTCTCGTCTCCAAGCACGTTAATGCCGTACTGCATACCTCCGGCAAAGTTTTGTTCAATGCAGTTATTAGAAATGTTGTTAAAAACGCTTCCTGCGTTAATTCTAATTCCGCTATAAATTGACCCATCTGTTGAATACAGCGCGTTTACGCAATTAATGTTGTTTCCAACAATTTGGTTACGCAACGCATTATTAGTTAGCAAAATACCGTCAGCGCGTACAAAGTGAATGTTGTTGTTTGCAATCAACAACCCATCAGCGCCATCAATGTAAATTCCCCAACCATCCAAAAACGCGCTAGTAAATGTGCCGCTAATATCGCCAATCACATTGTTAGTTACAGACCCGGATACCAAATCAGACGTATCGCCAGAGTCTTGAATCTTAATAGCTGTTTTTCTGTTGCGCTGAATTAAATTGTTAGATACTTGGCTTCCGTGACCTAATGCACCATCAAAAAAGAATTTGCAGTCATCCGCGTAGTTGTTGATGACTTGGTTTAAAATGGCAACTACGGAAACAAACTTAATTGCTGTAGCGTTTGCAACAGACGAATTTGTAGATACGCCGCCTATGATATGAAAGCGGTTTCCATCAATTACATGCCCGCGAAATTCTGTCGATCCTCGGCGATCTAAGTAAACGCCGTATATGCTTCGCTGGAAAGTATTGTTGTGGATTTTAAGGTTTGCGCCTGTTCCCTTAACGCCAACCGCAAGTTGGTCAAAAAAACAGCCTGTAACTTCAGAATCAATGTCTTTACTGCCGTCGTTTCTAAAGAATACCGCGCCACCGCAGGTCGTATTTTCGCCAAATACTGACGTTGTTTCGTATCCTTGAAACACCAGATTGCTAATAAAAACGCCGTAACTGCCAATCGTTAAAATGTCAAAATTTGGAGCGCCAGCTTTGAGCATTGTGCCATTCAAGTACGCCGCGTCACCATACAACCGAATAGTGTTGGTAGATACCGTCAAACCGGACGTTATTAAATAAGTTCCAGCGGGAAAATAAACCCCGCCGCCAGATGTTGCGGCGTTGATTGCGGCTTGAACAGCAGCGGTATCGTTTGTGACGCCATCGCCAACAGCTCCAAAGTCTTTAACGCTAACAATGTCGCGTTCTTTAGACTGCACGCTACGCGCAACCGCTCCCGTGCCAGCTTGCAGGAACGTCACTGCGCCCGCGTTAGCAACAGAAGACGTTTGCGTCTGTACGGTTGAAAACTTAACGACAGCGCCTAAATGCAACCCTTGGGTAAACGTAACGGTATTGTTATCGGTTTCTGTATACGCCAACCCTTCGTATTGGTTTACGCCGTCAACAAACACTTGTAAGTTGTTTGCGCCAGCCGCATAGGTCATTGTCGTAAGGTTAAAAACCGTCTGACCGGCGGTCGCGTATTGGACTTCTTCGAAGCCCACATAGGTCTGAATGTCGCTAGCGTACGCCTTCTTTGTCACGTTGTCTTGAACGACAACGAACAGATCGGTGCCTTCGACCGGCGAGTCTACGAGCGGAAGGTCTGAAATCTTAACGATTGCCATTCATCACTCCAACAGCAGCAAGCCGCCGTTCTCTTGCACCAAGTTTTCGCCGGTTTCGGTTTCCAAATTGCCAAATATCACGTCGCTTGCGTAGCCCGTCAGAAACGAAGCAATGCCGCCAAGCCCTAGCCCGACCGCATTTCGCAAACCAACTCCGAAGCTCATCGGATGTTAATGGGCTTGGCGTACAAGTCGCCGTCAGCCGTTACGCGAATGGCACTCACTCGCCAGGGCGCGCCAGTGCCTTGCGGCACGATGAACGGAATTGGCGTGTTGGCCGGGATCGGAGTGCTGGAAGTCGTTGCCGTCACGCCCTCACCCACGACCACGTACGCGGCTGACGTACACCATACCACTACGCCCTGCGGGCCGGACTGCCAAGTCGCCGTAGAGCCTGCGGTGCCCGTGTACGCTACCGTACGACCGGGGTATACGGCATCGGCCATCGGATTAAGAAGTTCCATGTTCTACCCTCACGCTAAGAAGCGCAGTTTATAAATGGTCGTAAGATACAACGTCAGTATCTCATCAATCAAATTTTGTAAAGGGCTGTCCTCTTTACTACAAACCGTGTAACGCATTTCCTCAAGCGTCTTTAGTTCGTCCTGCAAAAAGTCGAGCACATTGTTCGTCTTTTTAGCCGTTTGTAACGCAATCGGACCAATCAGGCCGTAACGGCCCTGATAGGCCTCTGCGAAGCTGTCTGCGAGCGGAATGACCCCTTCGTAAAACTTCTGCAACGCCTTGTGTTTCGCATAGTTACGCGTGTTGAGGTGCGTAGAGTGCGTCACGTCGCGTGCAAGGAACAAGTGCCCAATAAAGACTTCGCAGGTCATAGCGGCATCCCTTCAGGCGGCACGGCCATCTCGCGGGGGGCGCTAGGCGCCACAAGCTCACCGGTCGATAGCATGCCGGCTAGCGTGCCCATAATGATGTCCTGCACCTGCTCCTGAGTTAGACCGCTCTCGACCGCTTTAATTCGATCCGTCTCGGCATTGTACGCCTTGACCTGAGCCTCAAACTCCTTAATCTGCACCTCGCGGGCTTCCATCGACTGCTGCACGCGGCGGAGCATGTCCTGCATCATCTGCATCTCTTGCGCCATCACTTCCATCTGCTGATTGGCGGCTTGCAGGGCTGGGTCTTCCTCGTCCGCAAGCAGCTTCGGATCAATCATCTTCTGAAGCCGCTTGCTGATCTCCTGAGCGCCCGGCCAGTCCATGTTCTTGACAAACAGGTCGCCGGCCACCGCCCAAAGCTGCGGGTTGGCCTGCAAAATTTGCCCCATGGCGTCCATGGCTTCCTGCCGCTTGGTCGCGTAGGACGGGCCAGTCGTGACCGCCACGTCGTACTTACCGACAGATGGGTTGTAAATTTTTTCGATCACGATACCCGTCTCGTCCATGATCCGGCGGACCGGCTCGGCTTGCATCGGGTCGATGCGAACCGTGTTGGTTTCGCCGTCAATGCCAATGATGCGCGCAATGCGCTGGGTGTCGTAAATCTTCGGGATCAAGTCAACGAGTTGGCGCGTCCCATAGCGAATGGCCCGAGCTAGGTTATCTACGAAGTGGTATGTGCCTGTGTCGCCTTGCCGTTCACGCGCCAAAATGGCCCGACCGGTGCGCTCGTTGGAGCGGATGCCAAGACTTGCATCGTACTGGCCCGTAGAGGCCTTGATGTCGTCGGCAGCGCCCATCTTCGCCTGGATCAAGCCCGTCTGGGCGAGCGGCGGCGGAGCACGTTGTGGCAGCGGTAGGACTGCGCCCTGTCCGTCTGTCACGTCGGGGTTAACTTCTAAGTACGGCCAGTTGGTCGTGTTGGCCGTCTTCCACTGGTTCTCATAGCCTTCAAACTGACCGCCGTAACCAATGAACGGCGCCTTGGGCGCAAGCGCAAGCATCTCTGCTTCCTGCGATACCCAGTAGTTGTACATGCGCTGGGCGTCCTTGGCGTTACGCACAAGGCCCGACACGTACATACGACCGTCTACTTCAAACTCGTTGCCGATCACGCGGATCACAGGTATCCACTTGCCCGGCCATTCGGATTCTTCAAGGATTTCATAGCCGTTTGTCTTCAGCCACTTGACGCGCTTAACGTCTACCTCGCGCTTGCGAATGGGCTGAAGGCCCAGCATCTCAAGCTCTTGCGCTTCCGGTGAACCTTCAAACGCCGTTTGGTTGCCGGCGTACAGATTCAGCGTTTCTTTGCTGTGTTCTTTGTAGAAATACTCAGCAATTCGCACCGTATCTTGGTTAATCCACTGCGAAAGCGCCTGATCGCCGACTCCACGCTGCAAAACCGACGAAATCGGCTCTGCGTTAGGGTACATGCGCTCAAAATCCGACTTTTGGATGTCTTCGGTGATGAAGCACCACTCCGCATCCGCCCCGCAAGGGTCTTGGATGGTCGGGTCCATGTACACACTGAAGCTATTTCGGATGCGACCGATACGAAGGTCTTGGTCAAACGTATTTTCGTCGCAGTATTCCGTCAAAATGCGGAAATACCCTTCGCCATACGTGACTTGGTTGTCGCATGCGGTGTCATACGCCACATCCGCATCTGAAATATACTCAATGTGACGGACAATTCCGTCAAAAATCTCCGCGACCTCAATGTCCGCCTTGTCATCGACGGGGATGACCTTACCGGCGGGCCGGTTCTGTCGCTGATCGTTCGTCACCTGCCGCACATGCTGCGGGAGCTTGTTGATCGTGAGGCACGGACGCGCGTTGAGCGTCTGTCCTTGCACCGACCCGCGCTGCGCCAGCACGTCTTGTGGCCACTGCCACTGGTTGTCGGGCGAACCTGCCATGAAGCGCAGGTCATCTAGCTCGTCCTCACGGCTGTCTGAGTACGCCGCGAGGGCGGAGGTCAACCGCGAACGGGCCGTAGCCAGTACGTCCGCCGGGTCGCGCGACATTTTGCCTTTGTTCGTCGGCGTGTTGGCGACGCGCGCAGCGCCGCGCAGCCCTGTGGGGTCTTTAGCCATTATTTGCGCTTCTTACCTTGTGCTTTACGCTTGACCGAGTAGGCGATCGCCACCGCTTGCTTCTGCGGCTTGCCCGCCTTCATCTCAGCCTTGATGTTCTTACGAAAGGCAGCCTTGCTGGCAGACTTAACGAGGGGCATTAGCGTTTCCTCATCGGTGTGGGCCGAAAGTCAACAGTTGTACGTACAACGTCAGGACGCCGCATCGGCATACGCATCGGTCGCGCCGGGCGCTGCGTCTGCTGCGGTGAGGGTTGCGCCTGAATGATCGCGTCGCCCAGCACGGCGCGCGGACCAATACCCATGCGATCGTAAGGATTGTTAGGCACCTAACTTACCTCTTTTTAGCCGTTTTGGCCGACTGCCGGAACGCTTTAGCGGTCGGCGCGCCCTTAGACCCAGGCTTGCGCATCTTCTCACCGCTGCCGGCCTTGATCCGCTCGCGTTTAGCGTGGATGTTACTATATAACCCGCGTTTAGCTGCCATGTTAGCCACACTTCCATCGTCTGAGTGACGCCTTGGCGCGTTCAGCCGGCCCCTTGGCCTTGGCCACCACACCCTTCATTCGCGCGCAAAAAGACTTCTTACGCCCTGCATCCGCCTTAGTCTTCGGACTGGGTGCCGGAGCCTTCAAGTTGCTACCCGTAGCGCGGTTATACTTAGCGCGTCCCTTCGCCGTCAAGCCCGCACCCTTAGAGACGGGTTGCTTCTCACCGCGACCGACTGACAGACTGACCGATTTGCGTGCCATTAGGCTCCCATCCAACTGCTTGTCACACCCGACCCGCGCTCGGTGACGATGCGTCTTGGCTTCTCTCGCGCCTCACGGCTTGCGAGCGGGTAGGCGAAGGTGACGGCGAGTGCGTCGGCGGCGTCTGGTGACGCTTGCCCGCGTGCCTTCATCTCCTTCTTCCCTTCCAAGAACAGCGTACCTGACGAGTTAGGCTTGACGTGTGGCCCACAGAGGTCAGACTTGAGGAGCCGATCGCTTGGGATGCTCGCCGAGCGTAGCCATTCCCGCATGTCGCCCCACATCTCTGCCCGCTTGTTGCCCCACATCACCGGGTTCTTCGCCTTCCAGCCAAAGTTTACCCCACGCACCTTATACCGCTGCTCTTTAAGGCGGTCAAGTATGCCGTAGCCTAGTCCACCCTCGTCGATGACGGTGAGCGCCGGATTGAACTCCTCGATCGCGTCGATGACGCGTCCCACCGTTGTCATCGTATCGTCGCCCCGGTAGCGTCGGATAGCGATCACGTCGCGTCCTTGCCTTACGACGATGACTGTCGAGTCTGCTCCACTTCGCGCTGGATCGACTCCGACAACGCGTGGCGCGCTCTCGTCCTTGTACCGAGGCCTTGCCATAGCCTCCTCCACAATTCGCGGAGCAATAAACTGGTCGTCTCCGTCTGAAGGAAACTCCCCGTAGACCTCAACCTTTGCCTGGCTACTATCTGCTCCATACTCAGCGATGATTTGCTCGTAGACGGCTTTGTCGGTGTCTTCGACTTGCCGCGCGTCGATGCTTTGCGTCGTCCAGAACTCTCTTTTGGCGTTGAAGCACTCATAGAAATACCCCTCGTTGCGTCGCGGGTTGCTGAAGGCCATCCAGAAGCGATGCGGTGTGTTCTCCGTAAAGAAGCCCGCCGTGACGGACCAGATGCTGTCTGGGATACCACTGGCCTCATCGAATATGACCATCACACCGTCGTGGTTGTGCACGCCCGCGTACGCGTCGGGGTTCTCCTCCGACCACAGCCGGCCTTCGACCGACCAGTACCGCGTGCCTTTCTTAAGGTCTCGCTCGACGATCTCCGCGAGCCACTTGGCCGGCATCACGCGTGTGGCGGACACCTCAAACCAATGCGAGTTGATCAGCAGCGCCAGCCACTTAGTCACCTCGGCCCATGTGACCGAGCGTAGCTGCGCCTCGCTGTTAGCCGACACGATGGTCGTCGAGCCGATGCGCGTCGAGAGCATCCACAGGATGAGCCAACTGACGAGGGCTGACTTACCAATGCCGCGCCCCGAGGCGGTGGCCATGCGCAAGACCTCATAACTGGTCGCCGTTTTGTTCTTGGCGATGTGCGCGGCGATGTCCCGCAGCACCTTGCGCTGCCACCGCCTCGGGCCGTCAAAGTGCTCAAGCGGCGTGCCCTTTTGCTTCCAAGGGAAGGCGAACAGCACGAACGCCTCGGGGTCGTCCTTGACAGACGGCGCCCAGAGCCGGGACATGATCTGCTGCTCGTCGTCGGCGCTATAGATCGGCGTTTGCATATTCGGAGTGCTGCTCCAGGTTTACAAGCCTTGGCGATGCGTCTTGAATCAGTGCAGCCGGTGCTGGCGACAATATTCGGCCATTAATGACGCGAGACTCCGCCTCTTGCAGCGCCGCGATGACGCTGATCTGCTGCGTGACATCCACTTGGACCTGCTGCTTCGCCACCCAGCCATGCACGTGCTGAAGGATAGCGAGAGCCGCCTTGCTATCGCCATTTCTAGCCGCCTCGCGCAGCTGAACGGCGGCTTCAACCTCCCCATCGGCGCGGCCTTTGGCTTCGGCCATCTCGGCCATGGGGTCCATTTGGCATAAACGACGGTATTCCGTAGGCAGCATCCCCGCCGCCAAGGCGAGCCTATCACCTTTCAGCCCGAGCGCCGCCGCGTCATAAATTGCTTGAAGCCGCGATTCGGTCGCCTTGATCTCGCGGGGCTCAAACGGGAGCGATTTGAACATGTCGCAACACTACCTTTCGTGTAAGGCAATAGCAAGCGATGTGCAGGATTGTCCTGCCGGGAGGCCGCGATCCACAACAACCGTGTGACCTGTGTGCCGGGGCGGAGTGCCTTAGATGGTGGGCTATAGCCCTTCAGCTACCTCCCGGTCGCTACGTGCGCATCACGTCAGACATCGCAAGTAAAGGATAACGGCAAAACCTTTATTAGCAAGAGGCGTTAGTAAAGGATGCGGGCTGTAAGGTAAGGGCTTGCAGACTTTTTTTAAAAAATTACAAAAAATTTTTGTAAGGCCTCCGATACAGGTACAGGCCATCGCGCGGGTCGGCCCACCCCATCAGTTGCAAATGATTCCCGTTTGCATCCAGTCGCGGCGTGGTGGGCAATCGGCCATGGCCCACGACGCCCGCAAGCTCTCAGCCTGGACGCATGCGCGCCGCGTGGCCGCGTGGTTCTGTGGGCAATGTGGGCAATTGCAAACGGATTGCCCACATTGCCCACAAGTTTGGGGGCGTGGGCATCTGTGGGCAATGTGGGCAATTAAAACGTTGCCCACAGAAGTCGCTAAGCGTCTACAGTTATGCTTTACAGATTATATACTGTACGCCTATACAGTACATATAATTTTTATACTGTTAAATAAAAACCATTACCCACATTACCCACAACGTATGAATCCACCTATTTTTTTAGATACTTAAGCG